CTATTGAGTACCTTACTGAAGTTATGCAAAAAACTTTAGATGAACTTAGACAAATTGATCCTAATACTGAAAATGCAGTAGACAAAGATTTAATTGCTACAAAAATGGGAACATTGATGGGCAATATTGGAAAAATACAATCTATTAGTGCTGACATCCCTAAGTTAGTTGATAGCTTAGAAAATGTTAGAAAGAAAGTAAGACTTGAAGCATCTGAAAAACGTGAAAAAGCTGGAGGTGGTGCTATAAGTGATAGAGAACTTCCAGGATATAGAAAAAGATTAAAAGAAAATGAAGGAATAGTAGATATTGGACTAGAAAAACTAGATCAAAAAATAGTAATAAAAATGGATTAATGCAATTAGAAAAACGGACAATTTCTTTTAATGCAAAAGAACATAAATATTCAGACGAAAAAAATACTGTATATACTTCAGTAACAACTGTAATAGGTTTTTATAAAAAAGCTTTTGACAGTGAATATTGGGCTGCATGGAGTATGGTTAGAGATAGTGGTTTACCATGTAAGCCTTCTCCTGAAACCCGTGAAATTATAATTAATAATAAGCATTATACACTAGAAGAAGTTATAACATCTAGCGTATTATCTTTTAAATATACTGTTGAAGAATTAAAAGCAGAGTGGGCTAAAATTACTGCCGATGCTTGCGCCCGTGGAAATGAAACTCATGACTATCTTGAAGATAGTATAAATATGTTTAGTAATAGTGGGTCTTATAATATTGCAGATATAAAAGATTTGAATGTGTCAAAACCCGGTATAAATACTGACGGGTATGCTCTTAAAATCACTAATATAGAAGAACTTGAAAATTCTCCTATGCAATTAAAGTACCCTACTGTATACGAGTATATATATAACGCTATTATGCAAGGCTTCACCCTATACGCTGAAAAACGTGTATACAACCCTATTTTAGGACTTGCGGGTATGATTGATGTATTCTTGGCTAAAGGAAAACACTTTATAATACTTGATTGGAAAACTAATAAAGATTTACTTCGTTTTGAATCTGGGTACTATAAAAAAGCGTGGAAAGATGTTAATGGTGTTCGTCGTAAGGTACGTACTGAACATTGGATTAAAAATGAGAATAGATTGTTATATCCTATTGGTCATTTAGATGAATGTAAAGGTTCAGTTTATAGTATGCAATTAAGTTTGTATGCTTTTCTATGTGAATGTTGGGGTATGGTACAGTTAGATTTACAACTATGTCATATTAGAAGAAATGAAGATGTAGAATTTTCTCCTTTGTTTTATCAAATACCATATTTAAAAGAAGAGGTTAAAAATATGTTAGTTGACTTTTGTGAAAAAAATTGTAATACTGAAGGAGTTAAATATTTAAACACAATAAAATAAATTACTATGAAAGAGTTTTTAGAAAACTATCGTAAAAGTTTAGATGCGCAAGGTAGAATACTTGTTTCTGCAAGAGAATCATTACCATCATGTACGCAAGAACTTACTTCTGCTATACGTTGTATGTTTGTAGCAAAAGCATGGACTGGTAATATGTGTAGTTATTACGGTGGTACATCCCCGTATGCAAATGACGGTAAACGTCAAACTGTAAAAGATATTGAAGATGCAGATGCTAAAACTTATCCTTTAGGTGTTGAAGTAGGAGATGGTGTTAAGTTTATTGATGATACTAAACAAGGAATAGCTGAATTAATTGCAGAATTTACTGATCAATATACGGCTGTTAAAGTTACACCTTTACAAAAAGTTTGTTTTAATAATATTTATTCTAATTTAGTTGAAGCTAGATTTATGCTTGGTTTTGCATTAAGAGCAATTAAAGACACAAAATCAACTATTTACCTGTAAAAAATACAGTAATTAATAAGACGGACTAACTTTTTAATAGTGCTGAAACTTTCACTCTAAATACTAAAGTTATGAAAATTTTATTGATTACTGTTATTACTTTTTTTCTTTTTAATTCTAATGCTATGATTTATAAAAAAGTAGATATAGACGGTAAACCGTATATAGAAAGTACATTTAATAACATCAATATAACTATGGCGGCTAATTCTTTACACGCCCTCCTTGATAATAATAAAGCTATGTCAGATAATAATAAAGCTATGTCAGGTGATTTTGACAATATGTCGATAAACTCTTCAAAAGTAACTACTAATAAAGAAAAAAAAATACGTCAAGCACCTTCTGAAACCATTAGAAATATAAATGGGGCTTTACAAATTAATGGTCTTGATATTAAATTTAATGAAAATTGTTCAATTGTTGCAGAAGACCTTGTAGGTAATAGTTTAGATAATTATTATATAGGTCGCGTAAAAGTTACAGATGTAGATAATAATGTTGTATTTGAAGATGTATATGTACCTGATGTAGCAGCGTTCATGGATTTTATGGCTTCATATGGCGAAATAAATCAAGGTCCTGTATATAGTTATAATGATGACACAATTGTTAACACGGCTGATTTATTAATTGCAATAAATTCTTTTGGAGATACTGCACCACCTGAATACCAATTACCTAATTTAGAAAATGCTTGTGTATTAGGTAAATTTAGTTCTGGATGGTTTCTTGACATGGATGATTGGGAAGCAAGTTTTATTAAGGTTACACCTATTGATGAAATAGATAATTCAAATGTTCCTAGTCCTATTAATACATTTTTCTTTGAAGGTTATAAAGAAGGTCAATTTTACAAAATTTATTTTTATTCTAAATCTAATATTTAATTAAAAACTACTATGAAAATTCTTATTTTACTTGTTGTTGCAACTATTTTATTTTTTGCAGAGGAAATTAAACAATTACTTACAAAAAATAATGTTGATTATAATGACCCTCTTGAAGACGTATTTAATACTGTATTTTTAAGTTTAGGGGGTAGCAAAGATACAGATAATATGATCTCTGTAAATGAACTCCCTATACCTGCTGGTGCAGCTAGAAGTGCTATACCTTCACGTAATAATATAAATATTAATATAGAACCTAAAACTAATTTAACTTTACTTGATTATTTAGACCCTAATGAATACTTCATTAGTAAAATGACTAGATATAACGGGGGTATAGTAAATGAAGTTTTACAAGTTGGTACTATTGTAAGCTCATTTGATTTACCTGTAAATTATTTAAGCAGAATTGCAAACGTATTTGTTAATGAAGGTTCAACTAAAAATTACGTTACTTTTGGTTTAAACCATTTACCTGCTGCTGATGTTTATCTTGATACCAATAAAAGAGAAATGTTTATTGTATTACCAGCATACAATTTAGTTATTGTGTATACTATTTTACCTATAGCGGTTGATTTAGAACCTGTTGCCGGAAAAGTTGATGTAAAGTTTAAGCCTTCTCAAACGTTAATTGCTAAAGATTATAAAACCAGCAATGTTAAGAATATGAGCACAATAAATGGGCAAATCATCCCACGTGAACATATGTCAAGAATTGAGTGGAAATGGAATGGTAGCTTAGTTCAGAAAAATGTAAACTATGTTACTTTTGGGTATCCTGGGGCTGTTTCATATAATATTCCATTAAATGTTGGAACCAATGTTGGTAAATTAGAGTTGTCTTTTGTTTATAACAAAGCTGTGTTTAGCACTACATCTTTAATGAATATTATTCGCGAATAGTATTTAAATAATATTTACATAATAATTTTAAAAAGGCTAGTTTATTCTAGCCTTTTTTTATACCTTAGAATATGGATAAATTAGCTATAAGAGAAGCATTACATAATTATCATATTATTGTTGATGCTGGACATGGTTGGGATACTGCTGGAAAACGTAGCACTGATGATTCATTAAGAGAAAATGAATTTAATAGTGCTGTTCAAGACAAAGTAGGTTTTATGTTAGGTGTGTCTGGTGTAAGTTATACTATGTTAGCAAATGGTTGGAAAGATGAAAATCTTAATGATCGAGTTAATGAAGAACATCGTATATTTTCTGAAACTGGAAAAACTGTATTAGGTATTAGTATTCATGCAGACGCGTTTACAGAACCTACTGCACATGGTATTACTACTTTTTATTATAGTAAGTCTGGTAAAGAATTGGGTATTTCAATTCATGATAAAATTATGCACCGTAATATTGAAAATAAAACCATTGTAAAAAATAGGGGTGTACGTCAGCAAAATTTTGCTATGCTTAAAAGAACAAAAGGTATTTGGATTCTTTTAGAAAGTGGTTTTATGACTAACGTAAGAGATTTAAATTATCTATTACGAGATTCGTATAGAAATGAATTAGCATTATCAATTGTAGAAGGATTTGTCAACTATAGCAATAAGTCACATAGATAATACAATTTACAAAAGTCCTGTTAAAATTAACGATAGAGGACATTGTACTTTTGATGAAATAGCCTTTGTAAATACTTCCGAACTTAGTGCCGCAGGTAACTATTATAAAAAGTACGGAGTATATACAAAGGCTGATTCTGTGTATAATAAAAGAGATTATAAAGAATTTTGGGATAGGGAAGAACGTAAACGTATGTACGGTGTTACTCTTCCTGGTAAGTTAATGCACAATAATAAAGAAGGTTATTATCTTCAACAAGTTCATATTACTGGAGAACATTACGGTTATTTAAATTACGCGCCTATTATTCGTACAGTTAGTACAGATGAAGCTGTTCTTAAAGAAGCATTGAAAGATATAGTTCATGCACGTAAAGTTGGTAAAAAAGATTTATCGTTTCCTGATTTTTGGGATGGCGATTATTATTATTTTCATGCTAGACAAAAGAGTAAAGAATTAGGTAAACATATGACTGTAGCTAAAGCCCGTCGTAAGGGTTATAGTTATAAAAATGCTTGGGTTGCTGCTAATACGTATGATATGTTCCCTAATAGAACAACGGTTATTGGCGCCTTTGATATGAAGTATTTAACACAAGGTGATGGTACTATGACAATGGTACGTAAATATCTTGATTGGATTAATACTCACACTGCTTGGAAAAAACATCGTTTAAATGATAGTAAAGATTTCTATCGTTCAGGGTTTAAATATAAAGGTACACAAGAAGAACATGGTTTTAAAAGTTCTATTATTGGTGTATCATTTCAAGATAATCCTGATGCAGCTATTGGTAAAGATGCTGAAGAAATTTTCTTTGAGGAGGCTGGTAAGTTTCCAAATCTTATTGAAGCATTAGATGTTACGTTACCTACACTGGAAGATGGAGATTTAATTACTGGTCTTATTACAATATTTGGTACGGGTGGTACTAAAGGTGCTAACTGGGTTGATTTTGAAAAAGTGTTTTATGCTCCCGAGTTGTTTAATATGTTAATTTTTTCTAACGTATGGGATAAAAATGCAAGTAATACAGGTTGTGGATTTTTTCATCCACAACGTAGGAATATGATTCCTTATATGGATGCACACGGTAACAGCTTAATTAATAAAGCTGATGAGGTATTTAATAAAACAAAAGAACGACAAAAAGAACTATCTAAAACTCCTGGAGATTATTTAATTTGGTGTGGTCAACGTGCTAACAGTCCAAGTGAAGCATTTACTAAGAGTGAAGAAAATTACTTTTATAGCCCAGGTCTTAAAGAACATCTTGATAATATAAAGCATAACGATACTCTTAAAAATGCTAACCGTTATGGTGAAATTATATCTACAGATAAAGGTTATAACTTTGTTGAAACAGATAGGCATAAGCCTATTGTTAATTTTCCTACACGTACTGGTGAAGATTTAGAGGGTTGTTATGTAGAATACCATCCTATGTTCAAAGGCGCAGATGGAAAACCGCCTAAAGACTTGTATAGATTATGGCATGATCCATATGCTACAGACAAAGATGAAGATAATCGTAGTTTAAAAGATTCATTAGGTGCTACTTTTGTTTATGAACTACCTAATACATTTACTAAAACAAAAGGAGATGTAATTGTTGGTGCATATGTTGGTCGTCCATTTAAAGTTGATGATTATAATGAAAATTTATTTAGTCTTGCAAACTATGTAAATGGAAAAATTCAGTATGAAAATGATCGTGGTGAAGTATATCCTTATGCAAAACGATTTAAACATACTGATAGGTTAGCTCTTGAACCAGAAATTGCATGGAATCAAGAAATAGCTGGAAAAACAGGTAGAAAATTTGGTGTGTCTATTGGTAAAAATGCTCAACGTAAACCTGTTGCGGCAAAAGCATTAAAAGAATGGTTGTACACTGTTAGAAGTAAAGATGCTTATGGTAATGACGTATATAACTATCATTATTTTACGGACATTCCTACCTTAGAAGAATTGCTATCATGGAATTTAAAAGGTAACTTTGATAGGGTTTCAGCTTTATTAGTTGGTATGTTTGATTTAAAAGAACAAATGTATAACATTATGTATAAAGCTGAAGCAAGTGAATATAATAATGATGATGAATTTTTTGAACGTGAAATATATATATAATGGGTAGTACACTTCCAAAACAAGCTGTTCCGTTTAAAGAAAAAAGTTTTGAATGGGGCAAAGCTAATATAGATTATTATGTTGAACAATCTGGACTTTCTAATTATTCGTTGTCACAAATAACGGATATTTATAGAGCGTATGAAGGGGAGATTGATGCTGATATGTACAAGTATGTGACAAATCCTTATAACAGTGAGGAAAATGTACCTAGAAATTTACCTGCAAAAATGCGAAGTATAAATATTTTAAAACCTGTTATTGATGCAATGACAGGAGAAAAGATATTTGAACCTAGTAGTGCTAATGTAATTAGTACCAATCCTGAAACAGAAAATGAATATTTAACATTTCTATCAAGTACCTTACGTAATGAAATTCAACTTCGTGTTGCTAATACATTAAAAGAACTGGGTATAGATACAGGTTCTGAAAAAGAAGAACTTCCACCTATAGCGCAAGTTATGGATGAACGTAAAAAATCTTTTAAAGATAGTGCTACAATTCAAGGTCAAAATGCTTTGGAGTATTTAATTTATGCGAACCGTATAAATGATAAACATCAAGAGTGCTGGAAAGATTATATAATTACAGGACGTTGTTATTCATATAAAGATGTACGCTTTAACGATGTACATTATGAATATGTTAGACCCGATGAATTGTGGGTTGCGGGTGACCCTAATACACGTTCAGTTGAACTTAAAGATGTTGCTGTACGTAGAAAAAGATTAACTTTTAGTGAAGCTATAGACAAACATAGAAAACATTTAAGTACTAAAGATTTAGAGGCACTTAATAAAAAGTATGAAAGTGTTATTCCTGGAGATTTAACAGGTACTTTTATAAGTACGGCTCAAGATCCTTTATCTTTTGATAGTTATATTTATGAGTTTCATATTGTTTGGAAAACTCAAAAAAAGATTAAAATTTTAACTTATACTACAGCGTTAGGTGAAGAAAGTGAAAAAGAAGTTGATGAAACATATAAATTAGATAAAACAAGAGGTGATATTAAACTTGATACAGAATATATTAATGCAGTTGCTGAAGGTTATCGTTTAGATGAAAATATATATCCTGGTATAGGTAGTGACGTTCAAGAAGAAACAGATAAAGGTAAAGTAAAACGTCCTAATTGTTGGAAACTTATTCCTTTACAGCGTCAAGATATTAATAATACAAGTAAATGTAGATTGCCTTATTCAGGTATTGTTGAAAGTACATATTCATCTGAAATTGTGTCATACGGTAAAATGGGTTTACCGTTTCAAGTATTGTTTAATATTTATCATTATCGTTTAGAGTTAATGATGGCTGCTAATAAAGGTAAGCTATTGTTAATGCCTAAAGGACTTAAACCTAAAGGTTGGAGTTATGATAAGTGGTTATATACTGCTGATTCAACTCGTATGCTATGGTGGGATGAAACACATGATAGATTTCAACAAATTATACAAGCTATAAAAGACGTTGATTTAAGTACAGGTCAATATATAGCCGATATTACTAAGCTATTAGAGTACATTAAAAATGAGTGGTGGGATACTGTAGGATTTAATCGTCAACGTTTAGGTGAAGCTAAAGCTTCAGATGGTAAAGCTGTTACTCAAGAAGCTCTTCATCGTAGTGGTATGATTACTGCTGAATTATCTCGTAAATTTACTGTATTTCAAGAAGAAGATAAAACCGGTTTAATAGATGCTTCTCGTGTTGCTTGGATAGATGGTAAAAAAGCTAAATATGTTAATAGCTTACAAGATACTGTTTATTTAAATATTGAACCTGAAGTAT